ATGCAACTCAACAACCTGATAAAATCATCGTAGTAGCAGAGGGCTTACATAACTCAGCAACGAGTCCTGATCGTGAAATCACTTTTATGAGCACAATAGCAAAACTTATATAACATGAATAATCAACCAAAATTAAACGTTTCATTAGACAAAACACTTCCTATCACTTGTAATGAATGTGGAGGACAAGTATTTACAGAAGGAGTAATGTTGCGTAAAGTATCTCGCTTCTTAACAGGACAAATGCAAGATGGACTAGTTCCAATTCCAGTATTCGCTTGCAATAGTTGCCAACATGTAAATGAAGAATTTTTACCAGCTGAATTGAAAAAAACAAATGACTCCATTTGAGTGGGTAAAACAAATCACTGTTGAAAAACGTGATTGGGATAGTTTTACTGAAGAAGAACAACAAGGATTTAATCCTTTTATTATTAATAAAGCACTTAGTTTTAATAAAGACTACATTCAAGTAGTTGAAATGGCTATGATGTATCCAATGCCTCCACAAAAACTTTATGAGTTTTATAGAGACGTCATTCCTAAAAAACCAATTTGGAATAAGTGGATAAAAGGTCAAGTCGCATACAACGAAGAAGAACTAAAATTTATTAGTGAATACTTTGAATGTAGCCAACGTGAATCAAAAGACATAGTGAATCTTTTGGATTCTCAGACTAAAGATTTTATACTATTGGAAGTTAAAGGTTCAAAAGATGACAAAAAGAGAAGACGTGTATAACGTGACCATGCAAACGCATGCCGAAAAACCTAAAGTAGATAGTGTAGTTCAAACCATTATTGAAAGATTTGAATCAAGAGCACATTTTGGAAGACAAAAATATGGAACAGATTTAGATCGAAACGATTTAAGTGTTGCTGAATGGATTCAACACATTCAAGATGAATTACATGACGGTATTCTTTATTTAGAAAAATTAAAACAGGTTTTGAATGGCAAAGTGGAAAAATCCGATAAGTAAAGTTAAACTTTATGAAGTTAATTATGCTGTAGACAAAACTGTGTCTTACAGCCAATATGCTACTTGGCGTACTTGTAATCACCAGTGGTATTTGGGATATGCACAAAATAATCTTGTGTATAGTCAAAACATTCATACAGTTTTTGGAACAGCAATTCATAATACTCTTCAGTATTACCTCGAATATGCTTACAACATTTCAGGTAAAAAAGCAGATGAACTTGATCTTGATAACTTATTCAAAGAACAACTTACTGAAACCTATAAAAAAGGACTAGAACAAAATAAAGGCACTCAGTATTCTACCCCAGATGAATTGAGAGAATTTTATCAAGATGGAGTAGAAATCATTAAAGCCTTTAAAAAAGACAAAGTAAAATGGTTTGGTAAACGAGGTTGGAGACTAATAGGATGTGAAATTCCAATTGTTTATCCAATTAAAGATAAAACTAATTTGTATATGAAAGGTTACATTGACTTAGTAATGTACAACGAAAAATACAATACTTATCATATCTTTGACTTCAAAACTAGTTATAAAGGATGGGGAGATAAAGAAAAGAAAAATCAAACTAAGCTCCAACAACTTTTACTTTACAAAAAGTTCTACAGTGAATTGTATGGTGTTGATATTGAACAAATTAGTGTAGAATTTATCGTACTAAAACGAAAAGTATGGGACAATGCTGATTTTGTAATTCCTAGAACACAAACCGTATTACCAGCAAGCGGTAAAACAAAAATGAAACAAGCTGAAAATGATTTTCAACAATTTTTGAATGAATGTTTTACTAAAGATGGAGGTTTTATTTTCGACAAAGAGTATCCTATGAATATAAGTAAAGAAAGTTGTACATGGTGTCAATTTAACGGTAACTTATGCAATAAAGGAGAAAAAAAGGTTGAATTCTTTACATAAGAGGTATATTTTTATATATTTATTATTGAACAAATAATAAAATTTATGGCAACTCCAGCAAAAGACAAAACCCTTACTAGTTTGAAACTAGAACCAGAAGAATTTGACAGTTTTAAAGTTATGTGTGTTAGAACAAAATTTTCTTTAAGTAAATTAGTCGATCGTGCAATGCATTTGTATAATAACGACGAGACATTTAGAAAGTTAATGCACACATATAAACACGAAGTTACAGGTTCCGCAAATTAATTAAATGAAAACAAGTTATATTCCTAAAAACAAACGTAAAAAAGTTTTACTATTAGGTGATGATTTACGAATGCATAGTGGTGTTGCTACTATGTTGAGAGAAATTGTTACTAAAACATCAAACCATTTTAATTGGATTCAATTAGGTGGAGCTATTAATCACCCTGAACAGGGTAAAAAAATTGACTTAAGTCAAGCAACCAAAGATCAATTTGGTGTTGAAGACCCAGAAGTTATTATTGTCCCTATCAATGGATATGGTAGTCCTCAAATGATCAGAGACGTTATTAAAAATGAAAAACCAGATGTTTTAATGATGATGACAGATCCTCGTTATTATATTTGGCTGTTTCAAATTGAAAATGAAATTAGAAAACACATTCCTATTGTTTATTTAAACATTTGGGATGACTATCCAGCTCCATTATACAATGAAGATTTTTACAGATCTTGTGATGGATTTGCTTCTATTAGTAAACAAACAGCAAACATCAATAGAATTGTTTTAGGAGAAGAAGCTAAAGATAAATTAATTAAGTATGTTCCTCATGGAATTGATCATAATATGTTTAGACCTTTAACAGAATCTGATCCTGATTGGAATAACTTTCAAAAATATAAAAAACAAATTTTAGGTGATAAGGAATATGATTTTGTGTGGTTCTACAATGCAAGAAATATTCGTCGTAAACAAACTTCAGATATGTTTGCTACATGGAATCAATTTTGTGAAATGATAGGGCCTAAAAAGAGTAAAAAGTGTTGTTTCTTACTTCATACTCAAATTTCTGATGAAAATGGAACTAATTTAGGAGCGGTAAAAGATCTTTTAATTGATGAAGAAAAACACGGAGACGTTATTTTCTTAGATAATCTTATTTCACCTCAAGAAATGAATTTTCTTTATAACATGACTGATTTAACTAGTCTTTTGTCTTCAAATGAAGGATGGGGTTTAAGTTTAACTGAAGCCATGATGTGTGGTAAAATGATTATGGCCACAGTAACTGGAGGAATGCAAGATCAAATGCGTTTTACCGATGAAACAGGAAAATGGATTGATTTCAATGAAGATTTTTGTAGTAATCATTTTGGTACTTATAAAAATTGTGGTGAATGGGCAATTCCAATTTTCCCAGCTTGTATGAGTATTCAAGGTTCAATTCCAACTCCTTATATTTTTGATGATCGTGTTGACTTTAGAGAAGCAGCAAAAGGTTTGGTTCAAGCATTTCAAATGGGAAAAGAAGAAAGAGAACGTAGGGGCATGTTAGGAAGACAATGGGTTACTAGTGACGAAGCTATGATGACTGCTGAAAATATGGCTAAAAACACAGCAGATTGCATTAATGAAACTTTACAAAACTTTAAACCTCGCAAATCATATACCTTTACAAAAGTAGAGGAATTACCAAAGAAAAAATTAAGACACAAATTAGTATATTAAGTTATGGAACAAAAGCAATATGTAGTTATTAGTTGCCCTATAGATACATACAGTGGGTATGGATCACGAGCTCGTGATTTTGTAAAAGCAACTGTTGAAGCTAAAAAGGATGAATGGGATGTTTGGGTAATGCCTCAACGTTGGGGTGAAACACCTTGGGGATACATTCAAGATCACAAAGAAGAATGGGGATGGTTAGTGGCAAAAATGTTACCTTTTGGCCAACCATTAACTCAAAAACCAGATGTATGGATGCAAATTACTGTTCCAAATGAATTTCAACCTGTAGGAAATTATAATATAGGAGTAACAGCAGGAATTGAAACTACTCTTTGCCATCATGAATGGTTATTAGGTATTAACAGAATGGACTTAAATTTAGTTTCAAGTGAACACAGTAAACAAGTATTTTTACACACAAAAGCTAAAGACACTAAAACAAATCAAATTATAGAAGTAACAAAACCTATTGAAGTTTTATTTGAAGGTGTTGATTTAAACACATATTTTGAAATACCAGATGATGAATTGCCTTCTGTAGATGTAGTAACGTCTCTTGACGAAATTGACGAAAAATTTGCGTTTTTGTTTGTAGGTCATTGGTTGAAAGGTGATTTTGGACACGATAGAAAAAATGTAGGGCAAACTATTAAAGTATTTTTAGAAACATTTAAAAATAAACACAACAGTCCTGCTTTAATTCTTAAAACAGCATGTCATAATGGTAGTATTATGGATCATACTGAAGTGTTAAACAGAATCAACAGCATTAAAAAAACAGTAAAAGCTAAAAAGTTACCTAATATTTACTTGTTAC